ATCAGAGCAACTATTCAATCTGGACGTTATGTTGAAGACATTGCAAATCCAGAAATTAAGTATCTAGAACTGACTCTATTCGATCATGGTGTTGATACTTTAAACTTCCCTGGTTTAAGAAACGAGTCCTTTACTACAGTTAAGATTAATGCACCTCAAGGTGGAGATTGGATAACCAATAAGACTCAAAGTATTGCTGCTAACCAAGTTCAATGGACGGGCAATTCCTCTGGTCTTGCTAACATCCATGCTTACTACACTGTTAATGGTGAACATTATATTATCATTAAAAATATTCGTGGTGGTAAACTAGAGTATAGTGAGTACTATAACACGAGGTTTACTCAGGGTGCAACATTTGCTGATATGCTGGAAGACCAGGATATGGGGAAATCGTTACCTCTAAAAACACATATCGCAAAAAAATATCCCCAATATTTTTACAAGCAAAACGGCGCTAACGTTTATACTATCACCCCTGGTGATCGTATTCAAGATGACTCTGGTATTGAATACTACGTTGATACTGTCGAAGATACAGGTATCATTGATGATACATTCTATGTCTTCAGTTATGAGACACTACAACGTAGAATCGCAGGTCAGCAAGATGGTGTCTACTATCTCTCCTGTTTACGTGGTAACATTTCTCCATTCCCAACTGGCGCTGGTGTTGCAGATAACTTTAAGAAGTTTAGATTCTCGCAACCAGTTAGTAGCCTATATCCTCTAGATTATAAAAATGATCCTCTTTGGTTCCAGAAGAATGGTACTACAGCAGAAGAATTAGACCTTGCACGTCAGTTACTCGATCCACCAGCAACATTGTGTGCTGCTGATAACTACGTTCATGGTCTTGTAACAACTAATGACTACAAAAACTCTGTAACTAAGGAATTAGTCTTCGATCTTATCGAACAACCGGCATTTGCTGACAGAGATTATATTATTCAGGCACAAGAAGGCAATGCTACTTCTGGTTCTGAAGATCGTCTAATTCCTATTGCTGGTGACAGCACAGTTATTACAGATCAACGCTACTATGTTGAACTTAGAAGACCTTCTATTGCTCGTGCTGGTAACCATACGTTTGAGTATCTTGGATTCGGTCCAGGAAACTACTCTACTGGTCTCCCAGCACGTCAGGAGATCGTCTTATCACCTACTGAGGACTTCTACGCCCAAAGTAAAAAACAAGACGCTGGTATCGTCTTCTACACGGGTCTAAACTCTAACGGCGATCTTTATATTGGTAACAGGAAAATCAATGCTATTACTGGCGTAGAGACATTCCTTGAGGCAGCAGTTTTATCTTCTGGTGACGAGGAAGATGAAGATGTAGGAAACCTAGTCACATCATTCGATACTCCTGTAACGTTTAACCAGAATATTACAGTTGTTGGTGGTGATGGATCACAGCAGAACGTATTCCAATCCCCCGTAATTATTTCCGTTCAGGACAATGATTTAACTGAAATTCCTGATTCATTAACAATTCGTTCTAATGTTTCTTCTGTTGATCCCGTAACTCAACTAGAGCAAGATGAGACATTAGATAGAACAAACTTCAGACCACCAGGTACTGGAGATATTCGACTCAGCAAAAATAGAATTAATGCTGCTGTGTTTGGATGGAATGCTAGAGGTGGCGGTCAATCATATCAGATTCAGACCCATATCACAAATGGCGTTCCTTCTAACATCACACCGGATAATTCTTCTTTGGTTGTAAGTGGTGGTACTAAAGTTTACCCGAACCAGAGTGTAAATTATAGTGGTGTTGCTGCTAAAGCAGGTGATATTCTTCTTAAAGGAAAAGAAGTTGGTAAGTCTGGTTCTCTTGGTTGGGTATTTGCAAACTACTTTACTGAAATTCCTTCCAATAATATCTTTACTATAGAATTTAATGGTACAAATGTAGTTAAAGTTTCTTGGAGAAATCTTCAGGGAGTTGACATTCCCAATTCCACTTTGGGAATTACTTCTGGATCACAGTTTAGACTATCAAACTATCCAGATACAAGACTAAACGCTGTATGGACTGTCTTTAGTCCTAACGGCGATGCATTCAGTGTTAATAACAACTACGCACACTTCCAAGTTAATGATTCAATTACAATTCAGACTCTTAACTGGAGTGCAGTTCTAGCACAAGCTGCTGGTGCTACAATTGAATTCTCTAATTCTAACTGGAAAGAGTATGGTGTAGTTGGCGGTGAAGCATTAAGAACAGATACTGAGGTATGGGGTAACTTTAAACTAGGTATCAATACTACTGCTCGTTCTTCTCATGATGCCTCACAAAATGCATTTGTTTCTAATGAAACAACTCCTAGAGCAAACTTAGATGTTGTTGGTACTGCGTTTATTAGTGGTAAAACAATCAACTCTTATCTAACAGAAGCTAGTATACTTAAAACTGAAACTAATGAAGATAATGCTTTATTAGTTGGTGGAGACAGCACTGATCCGGGTGAGAATGCTACTTTCAGAGTAATGACTACCAACAATGGTAGAGTTGGTATTAACACAGCAGTTAGTGATATAATTAATCCATTCAAATCTTTAGATAGAACCTTTGTTGTTGTTGGTGATGCTAGAATTCATGAAGACTTGGAGGTTACTGGCGACGTTCAAGTCAATGATGGTGACTTAACTACTACTAATGCTGCTTTCAACTTTGTTAATAACAATGCAAATGTACTAAACTGGGGTGGTGACGGTCAGATCCTAAACCTTGTTAATAATAGCACTGTTAATCAGTCAATTGCTATTGCTAACTCTTCTGCTTCGCAATCAATTATCATTGGTGAAGGTGCAGGAAATGGAACACTCAAAATTCATAGAAACACAGATGTTGCTGATGTTGATATTGCTACGGTAAGTAATGAAAATACTTCAGAATGTAAAATTGATATTGGTGGTGCATGGGCGACAATTTCTGATGTAAATTCTTACGTTAGATTTGGAACATATTTCGCTAATTTTGCTGGTAATGTAGAAATTGGCAGTGGTTTTGGTCCTGGAACAAGTGAATCTAAGATTTACACTCAAACTAAAGTTGCTAATCTCTTTAGTGGAGATAGGACAGATACAGTTCAACTTGGATTGAACGCAACTAAACTTAGTATGGGTTCGACTGGTGGTACATCTACTATTAGAAATACCCTGAAGGTTGAAGCATCTGCTAATGTTGAAGGTGATATCAGACTTAATGGTGGTCTAAAAGCAGGTATTATTGAAGTTGGTCGTGGTAAATTTGGAACTAATATTGTTCCACACTCTGTTGGTGGTATTGGAACTTCAAATATTGACTTCTATAAGTATGAAGATACTGGTAGATATATTGATACTGCTGGTGTTTCTCCTTGGGGTTCTAATGCATTCCTAGTTGCTGGGGGTCAGTTAAGTTCTATTACTGTTGGATCTATCAATGACCCTTCTAGATTATTTGGAACATACTCATTCTTAAGTGCTACTACTGATGGTGCTGGTGAAGGTGCAATCTTCACTGTTAGTGTTGGAAGCGATAATGAAAAAACTGTCAATATTTCGATTGAAGCTCCTGGTGAAGGATACGCTCAGGGTGATCAGTTAACTATTTCAGCGTCTGTACTGGGTGGCGCAGGACCAGATCTCGTATTTACTGTTAATTCTGTAACATCAAGTGGTACTTCTTATTACTTACCAATTACTACGCCAGGAATTAACGACTTTGCAGTTGGTGATCTTCTATTACTTGATAGAGGAAATGCTTTAAGTCCTGACAGTGTTGGTAGTGGTGGTAACGTTCTCACTGGTTTGAGAAATGAAGCAGAAAGTGAGATCCTACGTGTTATTGGTGTTGCTAATATTGCAAACCCTGCTGATCCAAATGGTTATAGACTAATTGTTAGTAGAAGTCAGGAAGGAACTGGAGTTTATACTAATCACCCAGATGAATGTGTTATTGCTAAACTTGTTAAGCAATCAGGTGCTTCTTACATTACTGGTGCTGATGGTAATGTTGATGGTGTTATCGATGACCCAATCGTTGGCATTGGATCTGCTCCAGGTACTGCTGCATTTGGTATTGCAGAATTTGGAGGAACTTTAAGCACTTTAGATTACCTTAGATTGAGTGGAACAGAATTTGTTTCAATCGTTCAATTACTTTCCACTGAACCTCAAGCATTGGTTGTAAATGATGGTGGTAAACCTGCTACAACTGTATTCCGAGTAGAATCTACTACAGGTAATACTACTATCCTTGGAGATGTTGGTGTTGGCGTTGGATTTAATAAATTTACAATTGATAGTACTAGTGGTGATACAGTTACTGCTGGTTTACTAACAACAAACAACACTATCACCTTAAGAGGATCAACATTCCCTGCTGAGATTGGATCTGCTGCATATGAAATTAATGGTACACCTGCACCATTTGCAAATAGTCAATTATTCAAGTTAACACCTCAAGGTAATACTGAATTCTTAACTCTTACTAATGGTGGTACTACTGATGATGTAGAAGCAGTTACATTCCAAGTTGACACAGCGACTGGAAATATCTTCAGTCTAGGATCTATGTACTTCTACGGTAGAAATATCGATGGTACTGCAGATCAAGAAACTCCAAGATTAACCTTTGATAATTCTTCTGGAGACTTTGCTGTATATGGTTCGTTCTCTGCACTTGGTACAGGAACATCTACATTTGGTGGCAACGTTGATATCGCTGGTGATGCTATCATTCGTGGGGGTGACTTAACGGTTCAAACCAATGGAAGCACTACTTTTAGTGTTGAAAATGATGGTGCAGTAACAATTGCTGGTATCCAAGATTACATCTCACAGACTGGTGGGCGTAAGTGGAACTATAGTGCAGATAGTGTAATCGATGCTGAACCAAATGTTAATTACTTTATTAATTGTCAGGGTAACACTTTGGTTAGACTTCCTCAAAATGCTCTAATGGGTGACATGATTCGCATTATAGATATAAGTGGAGCACTTACTTATAACTTGTCTTTAGTCATGAGAGCACCTGATGATATTAAAGTTCAAGGTGATATTTCTAATACTGGAACATCAATGATTACCGGTATTGGTAACTCAAACCTTGCTGGATATAATGGTGGTGAATTGATCGTTCAAACCCCAAGAGCAGGATTTGCTCTAGTCTATGCTGGATCTGCTACTCCATCCGGTGGAATTGGTGCTCCATCGTCGCAAGTTGGTTGGTATCTATTGGAAGTATAAGAAATGTCATTTTACCAAGGAACAAAAAGCATGAAAGGTGCCGTTATCGGCACCATCATGGCATGGACTGGGGGATTAAGTGAAATCCCAGATGGGTGGATTATTTGCGATGGTGGTGAAAAATTAGGAAGTGAATTTCCTTTACTAGCTCGCGCTATTGGTGATACATATCGACTTGTTACTGCTTCTGATGAATTAGGTGGAGGATTTCCTGACTATAGAAGTAATGGTGCAGATACAAAATTTGTTTTACCTAATTTGACTGAAGGTAGAACATTAATGGATATGGAACCTGGTTACTTTACCGATCCTTCCACTGGAATTGATACCACTACTGCTAGAAATCTGATTGAACCATATATCGGTGATAATGCTGACAATGGAGTTCCTAGGGTATTTGCTGGTGGAAATGCATTAAAAACTGATGTTGAATTTACTCTTAATGCACGAACTGGTTATGGTGGCAATATTCGTGGCAACAAAGTTATTGACGGTATTGGCGAAAAGTCAGTTTATATTGGTGGTAGAAAATTAGGTCACCAACATATTAGATCTCATAGTCATCCAGGACAATTAGACACTGTAGCTTACAGTAGTGCTAATCGACCAGGAGGTGGTGTTATTCCATGGGATAAGATTGAAATGAGGTGGGGATATCGTGCATGGAATGAAGAGGGCTCGGAAAAAACAAACCAACCGGGTATTGATTATTTGAACGCAATTTATAGATGGTATTATAGTGAAACTAATATTGAATTAATTGATGAAGCTAGTAAATCATCTTTTGGAAGTATTAATGGATTTGGTGGAGGACTTCAAGGTAGATCTGTTGGTGCTGCTACTTCCGAAAATCCCCCAATTAACCTATCGGCAAAAGAGTTAAAGAAAAGACCTCTTTGTGTTCTGGAACAATGGCAACATCAAGTACTTACTGATTCTGTAACCATTAATATGGGTCAGGGGGGAAATACTCTTAATGTTGGTGGAGGACAAAGAAATAGTTATCCAAGTGATGGAGGAAGTCAAAATTATGGAACTTTGTTGAGTAATGTATCATCTGACTGGGGTGTTGGCGCAGACTCTGTTCTCGCTCACGGTCACGACCCATTTATTGTTGAATATGATCAAGGAACTTTAAAACCAAATACAAGATTGGTTGCAAATGCAACTATTCCAATTACTACTGTTCTTGATAATGCTATCAATGTTGGGGCACTAGAAATAACTATGAATACTAGTCAACCATCTTTAACATGCGTGTACATAATCAGAGCTTACTAAAATGAATTACACAAAAGAAAGATCAAAATATGGTGGTGTTGTCGGCACTTTGTTGATACATTCGACCCCAGGATTGGGATTTAGCAATGATCCTAATTCTGCAATTTTCAAAGAAAAACTTCCTTCTGGGTATTTAAAATGTGATGGTTCTGTTTTAAGTGCAAGAGATTTTCCCGCACTTGCTGCAGTTCTTGGTGTGGGATCTAATACTAGATTTCTTAAAGATAATAGCAATGTTAGAGAAGCAGATTTAGAAACGGGAGATCAGGGACAGTTTCAATTACCAGACTTAGGTTCAAAAGTTATAATTGGTGGAAGAGGAACTGGTCTTTATAGTAACTTTAGAATTGATAGGGGAACAGAAGAAACAAATCCAACTACAAGAACCGGTCCTCAAATTGAGATCTTTAGTAACTTTGGAGATAGAATTGAAACTTTTTACATTGGAAATATGTTAGTTTCTTCTGACAGTTCTATTGATATGATTGGCAATCCTAGATATAGGATGGATAGAGCTACTAGTGAAACTGCTTTGCAAATTAATAATTTTCAAGGTCACCTTCATGCGTCAAATCAATATTATACAAATTTTACCACTCAACACCAAGTTCGTCAAGCACTACCAGCTGGAAAAGATGGCGGCAACAGACCAGCATCTAGCGGACATGGTATGGAATCTGGAGATACAGCAACTTGGGAAGGAGATTCAAGTCATAAGCATAATATTACACGTCCTACAAACTATACACATAATTTTGTTTATGGATACCCACAATTTGACGTTGATATGAGTGGTGTTTCTGCAGCTGTTAGTGTTAAGGTAGGAAATCAAGAAAAATTGGATGAGTTAGCTACTCCGTTTATCTTGGTTGAATATATCATAAAATTCTGATGTCTGATTATAGTACTACTTTCAATGCTCCTGTAAGTTCGAGTGGTGGCACTCAAGTATGGTATATAGACCCATGGTTAACGACTTGTCGTATTCGTGTTTGGGGAGCTGGAGGAGGTGGAGAAAAAGTTGGACTTGATGCGGCATTAACTACTACTGCAGGTGGTAATGGAGGATCTAGTTCTGTATTTGGTGTTGCTGCTGGCGGTGGATATGGCGGTGGCAGAAATACTAATGGTACTATTGTTAAAGGGGCTGGTGGTAATGGTGGATCTACCTCTCTTAGTAATTCTCCAGATTGGAATAATTTGGGAGTTAGTATTACAAGAATTGATGGTACTAATGGTTCATTTAATTCAGGTGGGTCTGTAGACACCACTACTGCATACATAAATTCTGTTGGTAAAGGTGGTGATGGATCCGTTGGTGAAAGGATATATACATCATTTTCAGAGCACATTTTTGACAACGAAGCAGATGAAACTTTGTATGATTTTACAAATATTAGTACTGATATTAGTATCAATTATGTAAATCCCGAGGCTGAAGGAATTAATGGTGATAGACCACTTGGTGGAAAACATTATATTGTTACTTTTAACGATGCGTTTGTTGATGATACTTGGACTTATAGTTTAACTAATTCACAAATGGCGGCAGGTGGTGGCACTGGTGGAGTTCCATATACTCACACTAATGCAAACACCATTGGATATAGAGATAAAACTGCTAATGGATTTAAAATTTGGTTTCAAACTGGTGGTGGAGGTAATACTTATATCAGAAACTTTGAAATTATTGCTAGAGGTGTTAAAGCAGCAGCTCGAGGTAAAGGCGGTGGTGGTGGATCGTTTGTCGAATTTGAATTAACCAGACAAAATTTAATTGATGCTGGTTATAATATGAATCCATACGATGAAGATGGTATTCAATCTAATTCCGGGGATCCTTTGACATATTATGTTGGAAATGCCGGATCTTCTAGTGAAACTAATGGCACAGGAAGTTCAGGACTAGTCACAATTCATTGGTATGAAATTCCTCAGGTATATTTAACAACAAATAGATCTACTATAACTAGGGGTGGCAGTGCCATACTAACTTGGAACACTTATGGTGATGCAGATAGCTTTAGTTTTACCGCTGGTGGAGTTGATAACGAAAATTTAAATAGTTTTACTCCAGAGACTGTATCCCCAATAATAACAACTACTTACACAGGTACTGCTACTGGTATTGGTGGAACTTCATATAATTCTGAATCTAGCGTAACAATTTATGTTTGGCAAATTCCAACAATTGACACTTTTACAGTACCAGAAAATGTTGATTACGGAACTAGTACAATTTCAGTAGGATATGATTCTAGTTATTGTGATATTTCACTCAAAATTAAAATTAAATATAGTTTTGATGAAGGACCACAAAAAAATGATGGAATGATTGAAGGTGATACAATTGAGATTACAGTTGATGATGTAACTCCATTTGCTGAAGATACGGAAACTAATAGTGTATCTGGAACTGTTGATATTAACTTACCTTGGTTTGAATGGGGACCATCATTGTTTTCTATATCTATTGAAGCAGATGGTAGTGGGGGGAGTGTAAATACATTTGAAGATATGACTGTTACTATAGATAAACAACCCGATAATTTAGATATAGATGGTCGTGGTACTAAACCAGATGATCTTATTATAGATGAAGTAGCTATTTCTCCTTCGGTAGAAGTATATGATGAGGGTTTTCAAATTACAGATATTGACATTCCTGTTGAAGTAAAATCAAATTATCCTATTGAGGTTACTATTAATGATATCGACAATTGGCAAAAAGTGAGGCAACTCTAATGGCAGATGAAATAACAAAAAATTTTACAAATAGCGAAACTTATACTATTCCTGCAAATGCTGTAAACATTTTCTTTGTTCTTCGTGGAGCAAGAGGTGGATCAGCTCCCGCTCCACAAAGTTATTATTCTTCTCAAGATGATAATTACGAACAATCTGAACAGGATCAATGTCTCGCATACGGTGGACATCTCGGCGCACAGGGACAACGTTTAAGGGGATATTTTTTGCCAAATATGGCGGGACAAACTATTGTCTTTGTACGAGGTAATCATGGCATTGATGATGTGCCTAACTATGGAAGTCTTCTATCACCAGGTCGATCGGGGGGTTCTGGTTATCATAATGGTGGTGATGGTGGAGATCGTTTGTATTATGACGGATTTAAAGCTTGTCAAGTCGGTGGCGGATCTGGGGGCGGCGGATCTTCTGCATTTAAATTTACAAATAATGTAAGAATTATGGAAGCCGGTGGTGGTGGCGGCGCTGGAGGCACGGGTGGATATTATAATTCTGGCAACAATCCACCAGTATATAATGGTACACTTTCAACTGCTTCTACAGGTAGTGAGGGTGGTGATGGTGGATATGGATTCTCCGTTGTTGGAAACGGTGGGAGTGGTGGTGGTGGCGGTGGATCACCTGGTGGTGCCGGTGGTCCTATTAACGCCACATATTCATATCAATTGGGTGAGAAGGGTGTAGGTGGAGGTGGATATTATAACGACACATATACATGGGTTTGCGTGTCATCTGCACCAAATAGCAATCAATTCAGAGATAATGGATGGGCTCGAATTCGATATGAAGAGCAAGTTGTCACGGAAGATGTTGATTGGACCACTAGATCCGAACAACTATCCGATATCCCTACATTTGGTAATACTATAGGACTACTAGGGTCTGATCCAAATAATGCTTGGACCACTTTTTTAAGTACTAATAACGTAGGTGGTACTGAACCTGAAGGCACTACCACTACTAGATCAATTAAATGGAAAATTAATTTTAATAGCACCGGAAAACAAACATTTAACACAGCTGTAGATGATAGTGCTGATGTATACATTGACGATGTACTTCAATTTTCACTTAACACTTACAATATTGATACTTCTCTTACTACACCAAATTCAATTGATGCAGGTGTACATACTTTACGAATTGAACATACTAATACTGGTGGTCCATATGGCGTGGCAATGGATTGGACTGGATCCGTTGACCCAGAACCACCAACAGTAACCTTAACTGCAACTGATTATAGCATTCCACCAGTTGAGATTAGTAGCATTTATAAAGGTCAAAGTCTAAGGCTTACATACTCTGCTAGCATCCCTGCTGACGGAGATGCTATCACTGATAATTCCTTTACCGCCACAGAGGTTGCGACTGGAACTGTATCTAATCCTATTGCTACTGTGGGAAATAGTGGTCTATATTTTCCTGCTCCTACAGTAACAACAACTTATACGTATACGGCAACTAATTCTAATGGGGTATCTACTGCAAGTGTAACAATTACCGTTACAGATGATACTCCTGTAATATCTCTTACTTCAAATAGGACTAATGATACTATTAACAGAGGTGACAATATAACCCTTACATGGAGTGCAACTGCAAATCAAACTATCACCAGCACTACAATGACTGCTGTTCTTGATCCTGGCACATCTGGCAGTTTAACAACAATTCCTTCTGTAAAAGGAAAATCTTATTTCACATTTTCAGCAACAAATCCTTCTGGCACTGCTACAACAACATTAGAGGTTACTACTATTCTTCTCGCACCAACTGCAAGTCTTACTTCGGATGATTTAGATAATACAATTATTATTGGTAATACACTATCTGGTGATCCTACTACATTAACATGGAGTGCAGGTGGATATGACTTTACATCTTACAGTATGACCGGAGTTACTGACCCAGGATCTGCTGGTTCTGTTGAAGTAAGTCCTGATGTTAGTACAACATATACGTATACAGTCACAAATGATAGTGGCACTGCTCAAGCAAGTATACCTATCACTGTATATACACCACCAACATGTACCATTAGTGTTGATATTAATCCAGTTATATCGGCAGCAAATCCCGCACCAACGTTAACATGGGTTACTACAGGTGATGTTGATACCATCGAATGGATTCAGGGTCCTAATTTAGGTTCTTCTACTGAATTAAATGGAAATACACCTGTTAGTTCAACCAACAGTATAACATATCAAGCGAGAGTTAGTGGACTTGGTGGAACTGTTGATTCTAATGTAATTGAATTAGTTGTAATTTATCCCCCAAGAATTGATACGTGGGATGTCCCTTTGTCTATTGATTATGGAGATTTAAATCAAAAAACGTTTTCATATGATTACCAGTATGTAAATATTAGTGCCACAGTTACATTTGTATATGTTTATGAAGATGCAGATGGTAATGAAGTTTTAGTAACTCAACCTAATCCTATTAGTTTGCCTGTAAGTGAAGGTGCCACCGGAACTCCTGACGGTGGGGGCGGATCAGGAGATCTTAATAGAGAAACTGATGTTTTTTATTACGCTCCTACATGGACTGAATTCGGACCACGTAGTATACGTGCAACACTAGAAGTTTCTGGTGATGCTGGAAATGCTAGTGCGACTGAAATTGTTCTTATTAGTATTGATGAAGTTCCATTTAATCTTCAAATTGCAGATGCTATAGATAAAATTAAAGATGAAATTGCATATACACCTGATGAAGATGTTGCACTAAGTGATCTATATAAAATTGAAGATATTGATATTCCAGTAGAAGTTAAATCGGATTATGCCATACAAGTTCGTATTAATAATACTGGTGATTGGGAAAACATTAGAGAAATAGAAGAATAATGCCAAGTTCATATTTTACTAATAACGGGTTTATCGACATTCCTGGAAATGCTAAAGATGTAGAGGTTACATGTGGTGCTGCGCAAGGTGGTCGTGGTGGAAATGATGCCGGTGCCAGTCCAGGACAAGGTGGAGGTGGAAGAAGAGCAACAATTTATCTTCCAGATTTTACTGCTAGAAGATTAACTTTTACTATAGGAAAACAAGGTAGCGACACCGGGGGTGGCGGTGGACCAGGAGGCAGCGGTTTAAGTTCTGGTGGTAGTGGTGGTAATTCTGGTCCAAAAGGAGTCTCTGGTGGTGGCGGAGGTGGAGGTGGATCTACTGGAGTGTATGATTCATATAAAAACGGATATATTGCTGTCTTTGGCGGAGGTGGCGGCGGCGGTGGCGCTTCATGGGAAGCTAGTGCAACTCCCGGACAACCTGGTCTAGGTATGTATAGTGGTAATCCAAACTTTCCTAGTGGAGGTGGAACTGGATCTAGTTGTCCTAACGATGGTGGCGGTGGCGGCGGCGGCGGTGCTGGATGTGGTGGCGGTGGCGGTGGCGGATATGGAATTGACAAGTCATATGGCGGTTACGGTGGCAGCAGTGGTGCTAGTGGATTTGATTCTACTTATTGTAGTTTTACTGCCTCTAGTGGAACACAAAATTTTGGCAATGGATTTGCAAGTGTGTCATATAATTTACAAGATCCTGTAATAGATACTTTTTCAAATAATGGACCTATAATCCGTGGTAATCCTGCTACTTTAACTTGGACGACTTCATTTGCATCTTCTGCATCAATTGACCAAGGTGTCGGTGCCGTTTTGGTTGATGGAGACACAGATGTTTATCCTACAACAACTACAACATATACGTTGAGTGCTACATTTGGTGGTGTTACTGTTGTAAACACCACTACTGTGACAGTTTATATCCCACCAGTTCTTACTTTAACCACAGATAAATCTGCAATAATTGCCGGTCAAAGCGTTCGATTAGACTGGAGTCATACTGGGGATGGAACTACTGTTGTTTGGACTTCTGGTAATCCTGCAGTTACAAATGCAAATACTAACAGTTTTACCAATCCGAGAATTACATTATATGATTCAACAACATATTGTGCTTATATTACGGGATTAGGAGGAACTAGTCCAACTGTCTGTGTTAGTATTGTAGTGTATCAAATACCAACTATATCTACATTTGATACTCCAGTAACAATTGATTATGGTGTTACATCTTTGTTGATTGAATATAAATCAGAATATGCGAACACCGTACATAAAATAGAAATATATGCTACCACAGATCGTGGTCCTAATACTGGTACTATTCTTGCAGATACTATTAATTTACCTCTTGCAGGATCTGCTGAATTTGGTGGACTTAGCACTGTTTCTGAAGGAGTATATTCATGGACTCCATCTTGGGATGATTATGGTCCTAGATCTTATAGTATAAGTTATACTGCTGAAGGAAGTGGTGGAAATATATCATCTGGTCCTAATACTGTTACTGTTAATATTGATGAAACTCCTGATAATCTGGATATTCCTAGCTCGGATGATTTGATTGCGAATGAAGCACCGGTCATTGCACCTGATATTGAAGTTACATCTGATGAATTGAGAATTACTGATGTTGATATACCAGTTGAAATTAAATCAGATTATGCAATTCAAGTTCAGGTTAATAATGATCTCAATTGGGTAGATGTTAGACAGTTGTAATCCTGTCGATAAATAGTAAGACTGAAACTGTAAGTTTAAGGAATGACATATTCATTTGCTCCTAATAATGCACCTCTTTATGTAAGAGAAGGCGATTATGTACAGTTTAAATTTAAGGCACCATCGCAGTGGAATACTACTCTCACTGTAACTATTCAGATTGGTGATCTTGTACAGTTTTGGTCTATCATTACAATTCCTGAAGACTTTACTCCTGATCCTTTTCCATTAGAATCGGTTGAAGATGCTGAGTTTGAGACTATGTATTTTTATGCTGATGGTAGTAGACCATCAGAATCTATTATTGTTGTGTCTGGATTAACGGATACAACGGAAGCAGGGTGTGAAGTTACTTCAAACATTGGTGTCCCACCAGGAGAACCACATGTCAATTACTATGGAATGAGGATTGATTATGATGGTAATGGAACTTGGGATACTGGAACAGCAGCAACAAATTACTATATTACTACTGATAGTGGGGTTACTCCAACTGTTCGTAATAATGCAAGAATTCAACTTAAAGGAAGAACCAAAACATTTGAAAATCAAAAAACTAGAGTAACACTACGTATTGGTACTTCTTTTTCAAATTGGGATATAACTACTAAACCAATTCCACTTAATAAACCAGAACCATTTCCTGAATTTGAAGATTTAATCGATCAACCATTGAATACTTATGTTTATACTGATGAAGTTATTCAAGTTACTGGTTTATTTGAACCTGGAGATGTTATCGTAAGTAGTGGTGAGTTTGCTGTTTCTAATACTGCTACTACTGCAACTAATGGAGATGGTTACGATGTATTGACTGGTGTAACGTGGGCTTCTACTGGTACTATATCAAACGGACAATATATCCAGTTAAGAACATTAACTAGTAATGTCGGTAACACACCTACAAATGTTAATCTGTCAATTGCTTTTGGTGATGGTAGCATTTGGAGTGTTACCACTGGTGCATTCCCATCGACAAATCCAGTTTATTTTGATTTTGACCCTAAAACTAATATTAATCTCAATACTTTAACAGCATCAGACACTAAACCAGTTGGAGGTATTAGTGGACTGGGTGATGGTATTACAGTTCCAGTTGAAATTGTAAGTACAGATTCTGATCTTGTTAGAATAAAGATAAGTGATGGTTCGATTGGTGTATTCCCAACAACAGCAACAAATGGTGATACAATTACGTTGTATGTTACATCTGCTGATACAGTTCTCACTACAAGAAATTTATCTATTAAAGTTGGTGATCGAACTATTCCACCATTCCAAGTTCAAACGTTTTCTGGACCAGATAGTATTCCAAGTGCAATAACTCCACCTCCAGATAGAAATGGTGTAATTCCTGGCACATATATTACCAGTGCTCCAGTTACTATTGAAGGTATTAATGTTCCTGTAACTATTACTTCTACCAATGTTAATTCATTGATTTCTATTGATTTTGATACAGCAGAACCTGGACCAAGAACATTTGATCCTGCAATCAATTCAAGTTTTAGGATCGTTCAGTTATCTGCAACTACTTTTCCTACTACGGAAAGCACAACAGTAACAGTAGGTACTACTGGAGCAGCAAACAATCCTTTTGTTTGGAACGTTACAACTTACACTAGTGTACCACCAGCAGCAACTAATTTAGGTGTTTGGTATAGTAAAAAGAATGAAAAGGAAGAAGGGTATACAATTGGAACTATATTACCTATCCTCAAAGAAAGTTCTGTAGTTGGATATGGTAATCTCACAGATGGTGGTTTAAGTGATAGGTATCCTGGATTTGTCGAATGTGACGGCACACCTATGGATGCAAATTTATATCCAGAACTTTACGAAATTATTGGTACAACCTATGGTGGTTCTGTAACAGAAAGTAATACCACCCAAGTTGTTACGCAGACAAGAAATGGTATAACTTATACATCATCATTAAACACAACAACATATAGTGGAAACTTTAATCTTCCGGACTACAGAAATAGAAGGATGTGTGGTACTGGTATTGTTGATTCAGCGCGTGGAAATTCTGCTTTCTTAACTCCTAGTAATAATAAGACAATTGTTGAACCTGGAGCAGAAGGTGGATATTGGTATTTTGATAGGGTGGATCCATTTGGACCAGAACCTTTAGAACAAATTCAGGGAACAGGTACTACGGGTTTGGATAGTGATTTCTACTCTCTTGGAACTATTAGAATTACGGGAACAGATAGTATCACAGATAACATAGGATTTGCAATTTCAGGACAAGTATCTGGTACTATTGGAGAGTTACAAGAAATTGTTGTGTCAACTCCAGAACATGATCATCCATATTTTGCTGCTTTGCCTGAAAGTGAATCTGGTTTCCCACTGATTGCATGGGGCAATGCTGCAAACGGTAGAAGTATGTTCAGAACTAATGCTGGTGGATCATCAGGAAATGATGATAGTAATTTTAATGATTTAACAGTTGATCCTGTTGATCCAGGTGGACAGGCTGATGATGATCCCAGTTTAAATGACCAGTTATTTCTTGAAGCTTGGGCGGAAATACTAGAAAGATCACCATTCAAATCGGCACCAACCCTTGATGGAACAATAGGTAATAAACAGTTTGAGCAAGCGTTAGAAGCGTATTATGGTAGTGCATGGGAGGGTATGGACCAATTTATTGTTGATAACTTTAAAGTAAACATGACAGGTGGAGACACAGCAGGTGGTGGTGACGAGATTGATGGATTTGACGATCAAGATGTTCAAACTTTTGAAATCGAGTTCTATACTTGGTGGATCAGTGATTATAGTCAACTTGGATCTGCAAATTTGCTAGGAGGTGCGACTTCGGAACCACTCTGGGCTTGTGTATTTGACATAAATCCAGGAACATTTACTATTGATAATTTTTTAGCAGCCGGTGGAACTACATTAGGTCATAATCATTTAATGACTCTAGATCCAGTTACAAATTTTCAAACTGATTTTACTGGTGGTAACTTTAATAAAGCAGGTCAAGGTGGAGCATATGGTAGCGGACTTGGTAACGGATCTACTACACAGACAGTGACATTTACACAATCTGATGTTTTTATGGAAATGACAGAAGGAACATTTGAATTCTCTAGAGCTTTTGCTTCACCCGTTCCTGATGTTACAATGAGACCACAATCTCAAGCGCCTATTATGGTCCCATTTTACAAGACTAAATATATCATTAAAGCATATTGATTGTGAATAGCATTTCTTCAGAATGTCCTGATTATAGACCTCTTGAGTTGATGAAAGATCTTAAAATTACAAAATCTAATTTTTCTGATTTTATTGGTGTATGGGATAACTTTGTGCCTGCTGGATTATGTGATGATATTATTAAATTTACTGATAGCGTATTTACAGATGGGTGTGTGTTTGGGGGTGATGAATCTCTTGATGATGAAGGAATGCCATACGAATCCTCATCATTTTACGGTGGCGAATTACATAGAAAAGATTATGCATTTCTAATGCCATACCATGATAGGAAACTGACATTAGGAATAAACAGTTGTTTAAAATCTTGCGCTAAACATTATATCAGTAAGTATCAATCATTAGCGCCATTTCCTCTGCTTTCCACAGATATTAAGGTTCAGAAAACTCCTCCTGGTGGTGGATATCATTTGTGGCATTATGAAAATTCAATTATTACACATGCCATGAGGGAACTTGTATGGATGATTTACCTAAACGACATGCCAGATGGTGAAGCAGAAACAGAGTTTCTGTATCAAAGAAGAAGAATTAAACCTACCAAGGGAACAGTAGTGGTTTGGCCTGCAGGATTTACACATACTCATAAAGGAAATACTGTTCTCACTGAAGATAAATATATCTTGACAGGATGGTACATCAAAACGAAATAATCTCATGGCGTTCAACCAAAGGAAAATTCTAATAGAAGTTGATTTTCTCAACGAGTACATTCTCGAAGAGGGATATATGTTTGACTACCATGCAGATGGTGTTAACTCAAAACCCAAAAAAAGAAAATTCGATCTTGCTCTAAAAGATAAATTTTTAGAGAAAGTTGATTCTTTCTGGCATACAGATAAAGATCAACTTGTCTTGTTTCAATATTTTAATGATGGGACATATTTTTGTCAACGAAAGAAGAAAAAGCATGATTTTAATACAGAGAGCACATATTGGAATGAATACCAATTTATGGGTGCATCTGCAGAGCAAGCAAAAACTTTCTATGCATCTTTAGATTGTCTTCGTTCAGTACAGAGAGAGATTAAAAACTTAAGAGTTGAAAGAAAAGTTCAAGAGATCGATAAAGAAGTTCTTTTTTACGAGCAAAGATATTTTAAACTCAGAAGAATGCGTGAATCAATTCTAAATTGTAGTGATTTTAGAGTTCTTCCTGACATTGAAGAAAGTTTTGAGGGAGAAAGAGATATGTGGATCAAATGGAGAAAATATATTAGAGAAAAAACTCTAATGAAACCAACAGATCCACTTTTTGATGATGAAAATGGGGATCCATCTGGTCTTAAATATTTCAGATATACTTATAACTTTAGATTTCCAGTAGATCCTAAAATCTATTATAGAATCTATCCTGATGGAAAACTCACTGATGGTGTGACTGATGCTCCTGCATTTATGGATGAAAATGATGCCGATCAATGGGTAAGGCAGGAAGTAGAAGCATCACATGACTTCTTTAGAATTAATGAAACAAATATGTTTAATTTAGCAGGTAGAGGAGTTCCTGTGAGAAGGAAACTTAAAGACAATGTTCTTTCTCTTATGAAAGATCTTTCTGTTGATGATATAATCCCAGTAGATTGGGACAAATACTTTACAAACGAAGACGAATTAACCGAATAATGTTATGATATTTGAAATTGACTTACTAGATGATGATCAATTATATTTTGTTAATAAATTATTTAAACATCTAGAATTTAAGGATGGTAGCAGATCTAATAAAAGACTAGCGGCGCAAGGTCGAAAAAAATGTTTGACTTCTTATGAGGGTAATATTAATAATCAGTTGCGTGAATATCTTAGTCCTATTATTGGAAACAAGGTAGGATTCAATCTTTGTATGACCAATATAACACCTATTTCATTTAGTAAGTTTAATAAGGGTGATCTTTATGATTGGCATTTAGATGCCGTTCCCATCATGAATATGATTCCTCATTATAGTATGACTTGTTTTTTAAATGATGATTATGAAGGTGGTGAGTTGAAGATTCGTATTGGCGATAGTGTTGTTGATTACAAAATGCAACCAGGAAAAGCAGTTATTTATCCAACTGAATACTATCATACAGTAGCACCTATTATATCAGGACAGAGGCAAGTTTTTTGTGCCTGGATACACTCTGGAATCTCTGATTCTTTTTTACGTAATCAATATTTGCAGATTGTTAAAATTTTAAAAAAATGGGAGAGCGACCTCCAGATGAATCCTGAGATGAAAGATGATATAACTTTATTGAGATACAATATATTGAGGCACGCTGCAGAATGATTACTAGATATGAAAATATATTCAGTCAAGATCAGGAAAATCAGATAATTGTTGATGTTTTTGGTGCTAATTGGGCGTTCGGGCATGGATCTCGACAAGGGAAGAGAAACTATCCTTTTTGGATTATGCCATTGAAGAATAATTCATTCTATAGTAAAGATCTTCTAAATATCATACAGGAGAAAACCCAACAAGAATATGAGTTATATGATGTGTATGCTAACGGGCATACATTTGGAACGATGGGTGATTTTCATACTGACTGGCATAATTCTCGTGGCAGAACGTTTTTATACTATGCAAACCATTTTTGGAAACCAGAATACTGTGGTAAAACTATTTTCAATGTGAATGGTGAACTACAATATGAATCTCCCACTCCACGAACTGCAATACTCTTTCCTGGTGAAATACCACACATGGCAGA